GAGGATATAATTATGGCAAATACTACATTTTCGGGACCGGTAAGATCAGAAGCTGGTTTTCAAGTCGCGACTAAAAATACAACAACAGGTGCAGTTACAACTAGAATGAGTTCAGGTATGCCTGACTTAACTGGTTTAGCAAAAGCAGACGTAGCAACAGGTGCTGGTTTTGCATTTGCAGCAGACACTATAACAATTGTAAACTACACAGGTGCAGCCGCAGCAAGCACTACATTACCTGCAGCAACAGCAGGAACAGTATGTGTTTACATGCAAGCAGTTGATACAACTGGTGGAACTAATACTTTAACTTTCGATGCAGCTGGAACTGATGTTTGGGCTACTGGTTCAGTTATTGAATCAAGATCAGGTGGAGAAGCAGATGTTGATATTTCTGCAGCAGGTGAAACTCAATTAGTTTTCACAGCAGCTAACGCAGCTACAAACCTTTTAACAACTGGAAGTATGATTGCTTTTATTTGTTATGAAACAGGTACATGGCATATTGCAACTAAACTGGGTGGCGCAGCCGATGCTACTACAGGTGCATTTGCATTTGCAGCGTAATAATTAATTAGTGTGGGGCTTCGGCCCCACATATAAATTTTAAGGAGATTAAATTATGTCAACATTTGGATCATCACAAGATTTAGCATCTGCTAATGTGACTACAGAAACTAAAACTGTACAATCAGGAAGAACTAGAGTTTATGGACTTCACTATGCTGGAACAGCTACTGCGGGTGTAATAGAACTTAAAGACGGTGGATCGGGTGGAACATCAAAAATTAAAATAAATAAACCTGCTGCAGTGGGAAGTGAAAACATAGTTTTCCCTGCACCTATTTTATTTAAAACAGATGTATTTTCTACTTTTACCACTGAACAAGTTACTGCAATTACTGTTTATCACAGTGGCGGAAACAACTCGTAGGAGGTTTACGTGGCTTTTTCAGGCACAAGTACATTCGAGAAATTTCTCTCGATAGATGATATTATTACTGAGGCATTTGAAAGATTAGGTTTTTTTGATTATTCTGGTAATGATTTAAGATCAGCAAGACGTTCTTTAAACATAATGTTTCAAGAATGGGACAATAGAGGTTTACATTTTTGGGAAGTCGATAGAACTGCTATAACTTTAAATGCAAATCAAAATGAATATACACTTTATAGATCTCCCTCTGATGGAAATGCAGATGGAATAGATACAACTTTATCTTCTGCAATTTCAAACGTTGCAACAACTATACCTGTAACATCTACAAAAAATATGAATGCAACAGGTAAGATTAGAATTAATTCTGAAGTAATTATTTACACTTCTATTTCTGGAAACAATATAATTTGCGATGCATCAGGACGTGGAGCAGATGGAACTACAGCTGCAGGTCACGCATCTGGTGACGCTGTTGTAAATTTTGTTGATATGGTTTCAGATATTCTTGAAGCTAGTTTCAGAAATACAAGTGATATAGATACACCACTTTCAAAAGTTAACAGATCGCAGTATCAAGCTTTTTCAAATAAAAGTGCAACAGGTCAACCATCACAATATTTTGTACAAAGATTTATAGATAAAGTTACAATAACTACATACTTAACACCAGGGAGCTCACAGGCTGGTAGTTTTATTTATTTTTACTATGTTAAAAGAATTCAAGATGCAGGTAAATATACTAATGAAGCAGATGTAGTTAATAGATTTGTACCTTGTATGTGTGCAGGTTTGGCATATTATGTATCTATGAAAAAAGCTCCACAAAGAATACAAGAGATGAAATTAATTTATGAAGATGAATTACAAAGAGCATTGCAGGAAGATGGATCACCAGCAAGTCTTTATATTTCACCTAAAACTTATTATCCGGAGATATAATTATGGAGTACGGAAGTTTTAAAGATTTTATTGAAAGCACAGGAGATGAAGAACTTATGGATCTTTACGCTGAAGGTTTAAAATTAAAAGATTTTTCTAAACTAGAAAAAAGATTAAAAGAAAAAGGATATCAACCTGGAGAATATGCTATGGGTGGAAGTGTTGGAAAGCCTTTAGGACCCGGAGGTAAAAGATAATGTCAAAGTTTGCAAAAGGTAAATACGCATTAGCAATATCAGATAGAAGTGGTCAAGCATTTCCATGGAGAGAAATGGTTACAGAATGGAATGGTGCGTTTGTACATTTATCAGAGTATGAACCTAAGCAGCCACAATTAGAACCAAAACCTTTTGTAGCTGATCCACAAGGTTTAGCAAATGCTAGACCTCAACGTTTTCCATCTGATCAAATCGGTGGTGGAAACATGGTAGCTAGTTTAACTTTACCTGGAGATTTCGCTTTTCAAGATTTAAGTAATAATAGTATGGTGCCTGAGGATGCATCTGTTATAAATGCAAGAAGAGAAGCCCAAATAAATGTAGGAGAGGTTGAGGTAAGTATAACATGACGTATACAGAACTAGTACAAAAAATTAGAGATTATACAGAAGTCACAAGCACGGTTTTAACCGATACTATTGTAAATGGTTTTATTGAAGATGCAGAATTTAGAATTTTAAGAGATGTAGATTCTGATAATAACAGAAGATATGTTTTTGCTAATTTAGTAGCAGGGACAAGATTTATTGATACACCAGATAATTTATTAGTTATTAGATCTGCTCAAATAGTAGATTCTGCAGGCACAGCAAATCCAGACGACAGAGATTTTTTACAATATAGAGATACAAGTTTTATGTCTGAGTTTAATAATTTGGGAAGTCAAGGGGTGCCAAAATACTATAGTAATTGGGATGAAAGTAGAATAGTTGTAGCTCCGACTCCAGATCAGACATATCAGATTCAGTTAAATTATATCTTGAAACCTGATGGATTATCTAGTACAGTTCCAACTACATACTTAAGTCTACAATTTCCCAATGGCTTATTGTATGCATGTCTAGTTGAGGCATATGGTTTTCTAAAAGGGCCAAATGATCTCTTGCAATTATACGAAGGAAGGTATAAACAAGCGGTAGAAGGCTTCTCAATAGAACAAATGGGAAGAAGAAGACGAGATGAATATCAAAGTGGTGTTCCTCGTATAGGTAAATAGGAGAAAATAAATATGGCTATAACACAAGCAATTGCAAACTCTTTTAAAAAAGAATTATTAGATGGTGATCATGATTTTACAGCAGCACCTTCTGGTGATATTTTTAAAATAGCTCTTTATACTTCTTCAGCAACTCTAAACTCAGCTACAACTTCTTTTACAACTGGAAATGAAGTTCCAAACTCGGGACAATATACTTCTGGTGGTGGAAAATTAGTTAACTTAGCAACTTCAATTACAGCTGGTGTAGCAAGATGTGACTTCAATGACAGATCGTTTACGAATGTTACTATTACTGCTAGAGGTGCTTTAATCTATAACACATCGTTCTCAAATGCAGCGGTGGCAGTTTTAGATTTTGGAGCAGATAAAACAGCTACATCTGGAGTTTTTACAATTCAGTTTCCAGCTAACACGTCAACAGCAGCGATTCTAAGGATCTCTGGTTAATCGTAGGAGGTAATCTCCTATGTCGGGATGGAGTCAACAAACCTGGGGTCTTGGAACTTGGGGTCTTTTAGGAACCATTAATGTTTCAGTTACAGGTCAAGCATTAACCGCAGCTCTTGGAAATGAAACTGTTATTATTGATGTTGATCAAGGAGTAGTAGGTTTACCATTAACAGCTGCTCTTGGAGACGAAACTGTTTCAATAACAAATACAACAATACCAACTGGTATTCTTATGTCTACCAATTTAGGACAAGCAGATGCTGGTCCTGATGCAATGGCTACAGGTATTGCAATGTCTATGGGTCTTGGAACTATAGACGCGTTTAACCAAACAGGTTGGGGTAGACAAGGTTGGAATGTAAATGCGTGGGGTGTTGAAGGTCAATACGCAAGCATTACTTTAACAGGTATTGCAATGACTGCAGCTTTAGGCAATGAAACAGTTAGCGCATCTGCAATTTTAACTTTAAACACTTTAAACGTAGCACAAGCAACTCTTGGTAATGTAGATCCAGCACCTGATGCAAATTTCACTGGATTACCAATGATTGCATCTGTAGGTACAGTTTTAGGTCAAGCTGGCGCCGGTGTAATTCTAACAGGTGAAGCGATGACTGCTGGTTTAGGAACTGTTACAGCCGTTCCTGGTCAAGAAGTTCCATTAACTGGTTTACCTTTAACTAGTCAATTATCTTCTGTTACTCCTATAATTCACGTGGATGTTGGACTTACGGGTTTAAGCTTGACTATAAACCAAGGATCTGGTAGTGCTTTAATTTGGAATGAAGTTGATACAGGTTCAGCACCTATAATACCTCCAGGATGGCAAGAGGTGGCTGCTTAATGAGTTTGACAGAAACTCATATTTTTAATAAAATGAACGTATAAGGAATTAAAAAATGGCGAATTCAACATCTGCTAACCTAAAACTTACAGTACAAGCAACCGGTGAAAACTCGGGAACTTGGGGTCAAATTACAAATACAAACTTATTAATTTTAGAACAAGCTATTGGTGGTTTTACAACTTTTAACTTAACTAATGCTAATAGATCTTTAACTTTTTCAAATGGTGTCGTATCAAACGGTAAAAACGATGTTATTAAATTAACAGGAACTTTAGCTGGAACTAGAACAGTAAGTATTCCAGACGGAATTGAAAAAGTTTATAATGTTCAAAACGCATGTGACCATGCTGGAAATACTTTAACTTTTAAAACATCATCAGGTACAGGTGTCCTTTTATGTGAAGGAAATAATTATGTACTATATTCTGACGGAACTAATATTGTAAAATTATCTGAGCAAAGAAACTGGAGAGCAGTTTCAGCTGCTGAAACAGTTCAAGCTGGAGCTCAACTTTTAGTAAATACAAATGGTGGGGCTGTAACAATAACTCTACCTGCATCACCTGCTACGGGAGATGAAGTTTCATTCATGGACCAAGGTTATGATTTTAATACTAACGCATTGACTGTTGGAAGAAACGGCTCTAATATAGCTAATGCTGCATCAGATCTTGTGGTTAATACACAAGGCGCTGGTTTCAGTTTAGTTTATTCTGGAGACGCAACAACAGGCTGGAGCTACAGGGAGAAATAGAATATGTCAAATTACGAAGCAACAAAATACGATTTTTCAGGAGCAAACCTTACAGGTATCGAAGGAATTCCCACAGCAACTATTGTGCCATGGTCTTCTGCTTCAGTGCCATCAGGTTTCTTAGAATGTAATGGGGCGGCAGTTTCAAGATCAACTTACGCTGCTTTATTTGCTATCGTAGGTACAACTTATGGAGTTGGAGATAGTGCAACTACTTTTAACGTACCTGATTTACAAGACAATGTTGCAATGGGTAAATCTGGAACTAAAGCTTTAGCATCCACTGGTGGAGCAAACACGGTTGCTTCAACTGGAAATGTTGGAGGATCTACTGGAGCACATACATTAACGACTGGTGAAATACCTTCACACAGTCACCCACAAGGTAATGCCGGAGGACCTGGAGGAAACAGACTTGGTGCCCCTGCAGCACCAGCAGCAACAGGTAATACAGGTAGTGGAGGTTCACACTCACATAACATGAGTGCAACTTTTACAGGAGATGCAACATCAGTGTTGCAACCATATTTAACAATTATTTATATAATTAAAACGTAGGAGAAATTATGTCAAGAGTACCAAAAAGTAAATGGACCGTAATATTTGATGATAAAAAAATTATTAATCAAAGTGTACTTAACGATGGGGGATGGGCAACAGCCTACGAAATTAACGATGACGCTTTTTGGAATGATCCTAAATGGGAAGATATAAATGCTATTCAATTTGTTGACGATGATAATGATCACAATGATTGTGTAGAAATGGTTCCAGGTACATTTGGTAGAAACAAAACTTATGTTGAAGCAGGGTTAGGAAATTTTAGAGAACAATTTATTACAAAATGGGATGCAGCGCATTTAGCACAATTACAAGCAAATTGGGATGCTGATTCTAGAGATGAATCTGAAAAAGGGGCAAGACCTACCTCTTATACTTCTCCATAATTATCTCAACATTAGCCAAGAAGTTAATATATATTTTTCTCCAGACAATGGGGGATTACCTCTATGTAAATATGGAAATGCAGAAGGCCAGATTACTATCCTACCTGTTTTAGGTTTAACTCTCTTTGAAAAATGTAAGAATTCTGTTTCTCCACCTTCTTCTACATCATTTAAATATATAGAAAATACAAAAGCACGTGCCTCATTATCAAACCCTTTTCCGTGTTCGATATGCCAAACATGATAACCTTCTGTAGGTAAAGTTTTTTGAATTTTTAAAGTTGTAAAATGAAAAGGTCCTCCATCATAAGCATCTTCTGCTCCTGTGTTTTTTAAATAGTGATTGAAGGCTAAATCAAAGTTTACCATCATAGTTTTTAATGTTTCCCACCAAATATCTATATTATTACTTGCTGCAAAATATTGTTGATCTTGTTTTTTAAGTATAGATGATCTTTCGAAACCTATTCTATTTATAGTATTATCAAATTTATTTTGATCTTCATATAATTTAATAGCTTTATTACATTCTTCTGGTGTGATGTAATTATCATATGTGCCTATAAAATTATTTATATTTACTGTTTTTTCTTTCATATTACCAAGATTTTCCTATTCCTAAACTTAAAAAATATTTTTTATCTTCTTCCGACCATTTCTTAAAAGTAGTATTTGTGTATTGGTCATCTGCATGATGTGTAAAAGGCCCATCTTTGTCTACATAATGCATAAATACTTGTGCAAGACCATCACCCTTATATCTCCCAACTCTTCCATGTAAATCTTCTGTTCCTAAATATAGTAGTGCATCACCAATATTTAATTCAACTTTTGTTGTCTTTGTTTTTAATTTATTACTGCTTATAGTTAAGGGCCAATCATGTGTTTTAAAAATACAAGCTGTTATCGAAATTTCACAAGCTGGTCTATCCCTATGATCTTTTAAATAAGAACCAAAACCATACCATCTCCAAAATGTATATGATGGAAGTAATTTTAAACCAGTTTCTTTTTCTAGGAGTTCTTTTTTGTTATCAGATATTGATAACATTAGTTGATCATTTGAAAAAGCTATTGCAAAAGATGGTTCATTTCTCTGAGATAAAATAGCACTAGGTTTTAATAAAATTTTTTTACAATACGTTTGTAAAATTTTTAATTCATTTTTATTAAAAAAGTTTTTTAAAACTTTATATCTAAAATCTTCTCTTATGTTAGCCATGCTACTATACTATATCGTGTACCTTTGGTTATTGGTTCTATCATGTGAGGGTATAAAAAGTTAGATGGAAAAAAACAAATACTGCCTTTTTTTAATGAAACTCGCTTCATTTCTTTGTTTAAATATTGATAAGCAAAAACAAGATCTCCACCCTCATAATCATCATTCAAATTAATTATCACACTTAACGACCTTGGTGTGCTATGGAATTCATCAGTGTGATAAAGATACTTTCCCCCTGTATTATATTTTAACAAATCAATTTGATTTATTTGTGCTACTTCTAGTCTTGGAAATTTTATTCTGTATGTAGAATAGAAATGAAAGATTTCATCATATATTTTTTTAAAGTATATCTGTTCGGATATTGTTTTTTGAGTAAGGGAGTGTCCAGAAACTTCTCTATAATCTGTATCGCCAGCTTTAGTTGCTAACGGTTTTTTGCAAATTTTATCCATGTATTCTATGCATCTATCACAAAAAATAGAATCGACGATATTATTATACACCATAATTGCATCTTCTATTTTCTCTGTAATCATTGTTTTCTATCTTTCATTATCTACAAAATTAATATATAAGACATTATATGCTACAGAAATTAAAATTCAAGCCAGGATTTAACAAACAAGACACAGAATCAGGGGCAGAAGGCCAATGGACTGATGGTGATTTTGTAAGATTTAGATATGGGATGCCTGAAAAAATAGGTGGATGGTTACAATTAACATCCGCTAATAAAACTTTACCTGGAGGAGCTAGAGCACAAGTTGCATTTTCTAGTTTTGTAGGTGAAAAATATTCAGCTATTGGAACATCACAAGGTTTATTTTTATACTATGGTAATGATTTTTATGACATCACACCTTTAGATACAGCAATTACTGGGTGTACATTAACAACTGTTAATGGTTCAAATGTTTTACAAGTTAATAAAGGATCACATGGTTTAGCTGTTGGAAGATATGTGACTCTATCAGGTGTGACTGTCACAGGAGCATCAGATTTTACAGCTGCAGAATTAGAAGTAGTTTATGAAATTTTAACTGTACCTGATATAGATAAATTTACAGTGCAAGCTGTAAGAGCTGAAGGAGGATCTGGCATGACTGCAGCAGGTGCAGCGACTGTTAATCCTTACGTCGAAGTTGGACCAACAACTCAAACTACTGGTTATGGATGGGGCACATCTACTTGGGGTTTTGAAACTTGGGGTACTGAACGATCTACAAGTTCAGTAGTTTTAGATCCAGGAAACTGGAGTCTAGATAATTATGGCCAAGTTCTTGTTGCCACAATATTTAATGGTAAGACTTTTACATGGGATGCAGGTGCATCCGGTGCTAGAGGAATCAGAGCGTCAGCTACAACTACAAATTTTCAAACAACAAATAATCCTACGGCCACTAGATTTACATTAGTCTCAGATAGAGACAGACATTTATTTCACTTTGGAACAGAAACAACTATTGGTACTCCCTCTACACAAGATCCAATGTTTGTAAGATTTTCTAATCAAGAAGATTTAAATACATACACACCAACAGCTACCAATACTGCTGGTACGTTTAGATTAGACACAGGTAATGAAATAAGAGCCGCACTTCAAGGTAAAGATTATGTTTTTGTTATAACCGATCTTGCTGCATATGTTATTCAATTTGTTGGTCCACCATTTACATTTAGTGTTAGACAGGTTGGTACTAATTGTGGATGTATTAGCCAACATGCAGCTACCTTTGTTAATGGTACTGTATTTTGGATGGGATCTCAGGGTGGATTTTTTGCGTTTGATGGAACAGTAAAATCATTATCGTGTCTTGTTGAAGATTTTGTTTTTAGTACAGATGGAAATAATTTAGGACTGAACTTTAATGCAAGAGATGTTATCTTTGCAGGGCCAAATAATTTATATACAGAAGTAAATTGGTTTTATCCAAAATCAGGATCCGGACAAATAGATAGATGTGTAACTTATAATTATTCTGAAAATGTATGGACAACATCATCTTTAGATAGAACAACATACGCTGATCAAGGAGTGTTTAATCTTCCTTATGCCACTGATTATAATGATACAGCTACCCCTGTATTTCCTGATATATTAGGAATTACAAATAAATATGGTGCTAGTATTTATTATGAACATGAGAATGGTACAGATCAAGTTAATAGTACATCAACAACTGCAATACCTGCGTTTATACGATCTGGAGATTGGGACATAACATCAAGCCGTAGTGCTTTAGGTCAAGCAACTGGTGTTGCTGATTATAGAGGTGATGGAGAATATTTTATGGCAGTAAGACGATTTATACCTGATTTTAAATATCAAGAAGGCAATGCTAAAATTACCTTATTTGTAAGTTCTTACCCAGACGATGTGGCTGTAAGTTCTCCTCTTGGACCCTTTACAGTTACAAAAACCACTGATAAAGTAGATACTCGAGCTAGAGGAAGATTAGTGTCAGTTAAAATAGAAAATGATAGCACAGGTGAAACGTGGAGATATGGAACGTTAAGACTTGATGCACAACCAGACGGAAGAAGATAATGGCATATTTAGGTGATGGTATATACAGTTTAATGGATGTTATAAAAGCATCGGCAAACCCTCAGATTAATTATGAAGGTCTTTATCAAGATACTCCCTCTAATATTGCTACATCTAATTTACTTAAAGCAATGGGGCCAGGATACGAATACAGAAATAAAAGTTTTATAGACAATGCAATGGCTACAGGAGGTTATGATTTATCGGGTAATGTCCCTGTAGATTTTAATAGAAGAAGAGATTTTAGAAATTATTTTGATAACAACCCTTTAAGACCTACAGATGGTGTAGCAAGATTTACAGACTTTAATCCAAGAGTAGGAACTATACTTCCTTTTCAACCTTACGAAAATCCAACTTTTTTAGCAAAACAAAATGTAAATCCTTATTTAGGCATCATGAGTCAAGCACCTGATTCATTAGGTTTTGACACTTCTTTTGGTGTTGCTAATGAACCCGATGATGAAGATGATATAAACAAAATAAAAGAAACTAGAACAGGTATTGCTAAACTATTTGAATTTTTACAAGGACTTCCTACACCTATGAATTTACTTAGAGGTGGTTTACAATCTTTAGGAGGATTTAATCAAAGATTACGTAATACAGATTTTGGTCAATCAAGAACTGGAGCAGAATATGCTATGAGAAGAAGAGAAAGAATACAAGCTGAGAGAGCACAGGCGGCTGCGCCAGGTGTTTATAGAAGTGCTAGAGAACAAGGTTTTACAAATCAAAGAGGTGGTTTTAGTACCTCACGTGCAGATAGAGGAGGAACATCCGCAGGTAGTGGTCAGTTCTCATCTAGACGAAGTACAGGAAGACAAGGTTATTAATGGCTAAAGTAACTAATTACATACCTGAACCAAAACAAGAATACGATGTAGAAAATCAAAGACAGATACTAGAGTCTATGACTACTTTAAAAGATCAACTTAATTTTTCATATCAAGATGATTTAAAAAAGGAAACTGAAAGATTTAGTTGGTTTAATACGAGGTACTAATGTCTGCGTGTAACAATGTAAATACAGAGCCT